GCCGATCAGCACGCCGTCGGTCGTGTCAAAGTCAATGCCGTCCTCGCTGTAAATCTCAAAGGCGCCGACCATCAGACTGTCATGCAGCGCACCGCGCAGCGCGTCCTGCATAGCATAGTTGGCATCACGCCATTTGTGCGCGTCCGGGGCAAAATAATATATGCGCGCAGTCAGGGAGCGCGCGTCCATGTGGGTCGTGTCCCGGCTCGCTTGGTCGTTTGCCAGCTCGATTTTGATAGATGGCCGCACGATCGGTTCGGTCAGGTCACCGGCAATGACCGGCGCTGTGATGCCGGCGTCGGCGCACGCCTGCTCGATTACCTCACGCAAGGCGATATAAATGTCAGTAATTTGGATCATGTATCAAGCTCTGCCAGCGCTTCGTCTAAGAATTTCTCCGAATCTGCGGCGTATTCACTGGCAAATTCGCGCCGGGTTTTGTCAAAAAACAGCTTTCCGGGCACAAACTTACCGGTAGACTCTCCGTGAGATTTTATCAGATGCCCATATTCAATCAGATGTGCATGGGGAGATGTGCTGTATGCGCGGACTGCCATAAGGTGACTGCCACGGTAGAAATAAAACTTTCCGCGCTTGATTGTGTCAACGTAGTGGGGACTATCCGCATATTTCGCAGGCTTTTTATGATTTGTACCGACTTCTCGCTTGGCGCGGGCCTTGGTCTTTTTGGCGAGTTTAGTTCCCTCTTTGAGTAAAAACTTTTTCGCCAGTTTGGGCGTGCTGCGTGCCACAGATACCAACTGATCTGTAAAATCGACCAGCTCGTCAAGATTCAGACCGTCACTCGCCATTGTTTCCCACCTCCACTGGTGTGGTCTCCATCGTGCAGATCAGCTCCACACGATCGGGGTGTTTGTAGTGCGGCTGCCAGTACTCGACGTTGTACCGGTGACCTTTGTATGTCAGGTACATATCCTCGGCAGGGTAAGGCAGGGCGTTTGCGCGGATGGTCACGATGTGACGTATCCCGACCTGCGCCATATCGCCGGGAAGCGACTGGGCATTGCTTCCCTGCGCCGTACTGGGCACGATCTTTGCCCAAACTTGACCTTGGGGGACATAGTCAAAAGCTGTGTCTCCCAGCGCGGTGGTCACCTGCTGCCGTGCATACAGCGTCACACGGCAGGTTAGGTCATTGGTCAGACTCATCTGTGCTCACCTCCGGGTATTGGCTGCATAGGGCAATGTGATGGAGCAGCAGCGTCAGTGTATACGGAATCTCGCGGGTATCACTGCCGGTCGGCGTGCGATTGTCGTACCAGTGCGCGGCGAGCATCATAACGGCAATGTCGTACAATTTATCGCCGGTCGGCGGTCTGGCCTTGCCGGTCGCGCCGGCAACGTACTGCTCACTGGAGGCGATTAGCGCCTCCAGCGTGGCAGCGTCATCCTGCACATCAATGCGTGCATAGGCACAAAAGTCATCGAGCGTTACCATTACGCATCTGCCTTTTCGAGCTTAACGATGGCATCCGACATGGACGGCTTGCAGTCAAACATCGCGCAGCCCAGGAACTTGTACGAGTTGGTGTCGATGTCAAACGCACTGGTGATCGTGACATCCTCGGGCATATTGCCGATCACCGTGTACAGGTCGCCAAGGTACGCCTCGTGCAGCTTCACGCGTTCGTCGAGCTGTACCGGATAGCCAAATACGTAGTAATTGGAGCCGGACATAGTGACGATGTCGTTTTTGCTCTTGTCCTGCAGCGGCATAAAATCCGTAAACAGGGTCTTTTTACTCATAACAAACTCTGCGCGCGCGTCATATCCGCCGGGCAGCAGGGAGATCAGATTGAGCACGTCCTGCGTGGTCAAGCTCGCAGCGCTGCCGACCTGCACCGAGTTGGTGCTATGATCCCAGACAGCCGCCTTGTCAATGCCGGTACCCTCATCGGTGCCAGTGCCCAGCAGGATAGTTTCGGTGAGCTTGTCCGCAATCTTGCGGGCCAGCATGTCAGTCAGCCAAGTTTCAAATGCCGGGATGGACATCATGGCGACAGACTTAGAAATCTGTACCAGCTTGGTAATCTCGTATGCGCTCAGGGTGATTGACTTGAGCTTGTCCTCCTTAGCCGAAATCGCCGCATTCTGGGCGTGCTTTTCGGCGGCGTTTACCGTGTCCTCAACGGCAAAGGTAACCATGCCGGGCACGCGCAGCAGATTGATCTTGCTCAGCAGCGGCGCATACTGCGTGACCTTTTCGAGAATGGCGCCCGCAGTCTGGGTTGGGACTGCTGCGCCTGCTGAGCCGGTCACAGTCGTAAATGCGCGCCGCTCGGCCTCTGTCATCTGATTGAGCTGATCCGAAATGCCGACAGAGCGGCGCAGGTGCTTGACCCAGGCCGTACGGTATTCAGGGGAATCAGAGGTGTATTCCTCGCTGCGCTGCTCGAGATCGGCGGACAGCTGCATACCAGGCAGCGGAGTGCCGGCAGCGCCGCTGCCGATCTTACGCAGCAGGGCGGCGCGGGTCTCCGCACCCTGCTGGAGCTGACCACGCTCGGCAAACAGGTTGTCCACCTCGTTGCTCAGTGCTTCGAGGTCTGCGCCGTCCTGATCCATCTCGGTACGGATCTGCGACAGACGCGCCTCGATCTGACTCAGGCGATCGCCTGCGGGCGGGGCTGCAAAAAACTGAAGACCAATCAGGTCTCGGGTGTTAATTTTACGCATTGGCATTGTCCTCCTTTTGGATGCCGCATAATTTGAGTTTGAGCTCGAGCTTGCGCCACATGGCCTCCGCCTGTGCGTGCTCCCGTGCGGCCTCCGCCGCTGCCCAAGAGCGGGCGACAATCTCGGTACCGTCGTAAGCGGGGAAATCGACCGCAGCCACATCAAAGATGCGCTGGAATGCGGTGATCCGGCGCGTGTGGGTGGCTCGGTCATACTCCGACTCGCGGACGGTAAACGCGAAACTCATCTTGTCAATGTAGCCGCCCTGAATTTCCTCGTAGAGCCTCCGCCCCTCCTCGGTACCGCCCAGGTCGGCACTGATCCGCAGACCGATTGTGTCCACGGACAGTGACAGTGTGTTGTTTCGCGTGCGGGCGACAGGTTTGCCGCCGTGGTTAAAATTCATGACGACATCGGTCATTTCCGCTCCCGAAAATGCCTGTCGGTCGATGACTTCTTTGTACTGGATGCCGTCATACTCGTAGAGGACGGTCTCCTCGTCAAATTTTGCCGCGTAGCCCTCTACGCGGTAGGTTTTCGCGCCCTCTCCTCCGGACTCTGCCGGCAGCGCCCGCACCTCAAATGTGCGGTAGTTGCGCGTCTCTGGTGTAATTGCCATGGTGTCAGCCCTCCTGACTATCATCCAGCGGGACAGGCTGCTGCTTGTCCGCATCCAGTTTGTCAATCTCGGTATACTCGCGGCGGATAAAATATCTGTCGCCGCCCTCTACGGGCGGGAGGTTGAAAATCTCAAGACCCATATTGTGGGTGAGAAATCCCCGGTCAAACAGATCAGTCACGATCTGCAGCTTGGTCGAGTTGCTGGCGTATTGCAGCCGGTTGGTGGTGGCGAGAATCATGTTGCCGGCAGCCAGATCGGACGGTGCAAAGGTCATGCGACTGAGCACCTGAGAGACCTGGATTGCAAACGGCTCGATCTTGCCCTCGTAGTACGCATCCCACTCGTCCTCGGTGTAGGTGTTGGTCAAAATCTTACCGTTGGTGCCAAAGTACTCATACACGCTTTCGCGGATGTACTCCTGCTGCCGGGGATTGACAACCTGCGCCACGCTCTCGAGCTGTTTGACATCGGCAAATTTTGCATCAACCACAAAAATGCCGGTAGAATTTTGGCGCAGATTGCGATCTGCGAGCTGATCTCTGGCCTCATCGATGTCCTTTTGCTTAAACTGATTGGCCAGACGCGCCAAAAATCGGATGGTCGTGGCATTTTTGATGCCGTTGATGATGCCCTCATCCTGTGTGTGCGCGACCTGCATGGTGGGAACAAGCGGGCGATTGGTCTCGCCAAAAAAATCGTGCTCATACTGGTGCTGCACCAGCAGACCCGCCCGCTCGAACTCGACTGCCGCTGTATGGCCGCCCAGAAAGCGGTACCGCAGGTATGGCACGCCGCCATACTCACGCACTTCGGCTTGCTGCGGCAGGACCGGGTAATAGCCGATCAGCCGCCCGTTTGTGTCCTCCAGCGGGACGACAAAAGCATTGTTTTGGATCTCATAGATGGTCGCCAGCCGCGCCAGAAATTTGCTCGCGTCCTGCCACGGGTTGGGCTGGTGGGCGAGCGTATAGTCCAGATCCGGGCGGCGGTCGCCGACGATCTCGAGGTGCAGCTTGCTCGCGTGCCGTGCAAAGGTCGTGATCGCGGCGCGTGTCAGCGCCATCTCATACAGGCCGCCCTCGTACGTTGTGTACACAGGCTGGTATGCGGTCAGCGTCTTAAAGTAACTCTGCACCTCCCGCTCGGTCGGCGTGCGTGCCTTGGGCGGAAAGAGCTTTTCAAACAGTCCCATCGGTGGGTGCCTCCTCGTTGAGTCTGATGTAGTCGTCCA